GGTGTCTGTGAACGCTCCCTCGGCTACTACATCGCCGTAGCTGTCAGGGATGCGGTCGTATGTGCTGAAGTATCCGCTGATCTTCCCCGAATCAGCATCTGCCTTCAGGTCAAAACTCTTGTATAAATGTTCCATGATAGTCCTCCTATCCCACTGTGATAATGACTTCCGTCGAGCAGTTGCATCCGCAGGTCTCGTCAGGGTCTGCGCTGTCATCGCCCGGCCACTCACATCCGTTGCTGAATGGTTCATCGATATCCACTATCTCTCCATCCATTGCCGCATGTGATGGCCTCGGATTATCGCCAGTCACCCACTGTTTCTGGATGCGCTTCTCAATACCCTGCTGAGATGCCTGAGCGACTGCTTCGTGGACTGCAGCCCATCCGGCAATGTCTCTTGCAAGTTTTCCGCCGAGTCTGGAAGCGTCGGTCTGCTCTCTGACCTCGAGAACGTGAGCCGGTGTGTGTTCCTCATCATCGTCCTCAATGGCTTCTGTCAGCTTGCGGTAAGTCGTTATGTTGATCGCGTTTGCTCTGCCTTCGGCACACTTCCGAAGCCAGGCACGAGTCTGCTCTGTGTTGTATTCAGAACCTATCTGCTCCGCCATTTCTTTGCCGTGAGCGTCCGCTATGTCGTTCATGAGTGGGGTGATGTCATCAGCAAGCTCCGAATCCCATCTGTCTTGGTTCCACCACTTGTCAGATCCCGCTCCAATCTTCGGCAATATCGCGTTAGCCTGACGCTTGAAGAATTTAGCCAGGATATCTGACATCTGCTCATCCTCTGCATCCGTTGACCTTGCTTTGATTCGGATCGGCTCAGCTTTCGCTTTGCACTCAGGGCAGTCACAATCCTTTAGGCCGTGCTGCAATGTCATCGGCTCCTGCTCATCCATGTGCGTGTCCTGCGGTGAAGCCTGCCCGCCTTCGACCACATTCAGAGGCACGATGAGCTCATCACCGCCTTCCACAGGTGGAAGATTGTTGTCCGCTCTTGCTTCGTTGCGTGTCATGTAAGGGCCGCCCACTGCACTCTGAAGGATGCTCGCACGTTCTTCGAAGGAACCTTTCAGCTTCTCTGACAGGTCGAACTCGACATATGTTCTTTCATCCGCGCCCACCATAGGAAGCAGGAAACTATTGAACCTCTGCTGGATCATCTGCAGTATCGGTCCGAGACAGTCCGCATACAGTGCCCTGGCATTATCTCTCGCGCTTGCATATGTCTGTGTATTCGTGTGCCAGATCAGTGATGGATTTACATGATAGGCTGCAGCCACATCTTCACGGCTGAGTTGTTTCGTTTCAGCGTACTGGGCTTCCTTTGCATTGAACTGATATGGTTTTATTTCCATACCGTCCTCGAGCAGAGGCATCTTGCCGGCATTCTCACCGGATGGGCTCCACGCTTCACGGAACGCCGCAACGAACTTGGAACGCTGACTCTCGTCCCACGGCTGAACATCCTTTGGCCTTGTGATGTACGCATTGAAACGTCCGGAACTCGACCAGACCTGTGTGCGGAATTTGTCTGCCTGTACCTGTTCGGACAGCGTCTGCTTGAGAGCTGATATCGGTGACTGATATCCGCCTGGGTTGCCCGGTGAATACTGTCTCAGTATCAGAAACTCGTTACGCTGTAGCTCTATCGTGTGTCCGTTGCTCGCTCTTATGATCAGTTTGTCCGGCGCGTAATTCGTAATGCCGCTCTGATCGGACACCCACTCCCTCGGAATGACTCTCAGCTGATACCCGGAAGTGCTCTCCGCATCCGGGAGCAGCCACAGTACCACCATCCCCATGAGCAGATATTCAATCATGAAGCTATTGATGAACTCATAAGCCGTCTGATCTGCGTTTGGTCTCCAAAGGAGCTGTGCTATCACGCTGTCTCTGTCGCGCTTTCTTTCAGTCTCGCCGTCACGCACGTAGACCTTTAATGGAAGCTGTGCGACTGAGTCCGCTAAAAAAGACACGACTGCATGCAGATTCGCCTGTGTGGCGTAAAGCTGACGTGCAGACATGCCTTCCACGATCGGATAACTACCGGGTGCTATGTGAAGCTGATAATAGTCGCGTCCGAACAGCGCCCGAAGTCTTTCGGTCACTTTCATATTCTTTTCTCCTGTTAAATCAAAGCTAAGCCCGCGCCTTGTGCGTAGGCCGATTCATATATCTTTTTCTTTTGTGTCGTATCGACAAGGGTCGCCGCTGTGAATGCCACATAACAGGCTATCAGAGGCGCCGGGTCATCAGGGCTCTTTACCCTGTCCGGAACTTCCATGCCTCCACCAATATTCCTTGTTTGGCATGTCTTTGCCGGCATATCAAGAACAGGCTGAGGCAAATGGAATATCCTCACGCCACCTCTGCTTGAGTTTGGTTCGCTTGCTGCTATGCCGTCCCAGAAACGTCCCCATCCGGAAGTCAGATTCGACCCCTCGATAGCGACTCTCTCCACGCCTTCGAGTGAGCAGATCTGTTCTGCCAAGCCAGATACCGGAGCACCTCTTGACTGAAATGCCAATTTCATTGGATAGCGCCTGCATCTTTCCCTGAACCAGTCGATGGCCCATTCAGTCCCCGCTCTTCTTGCTACAACTTCAATGTGATAATTGCCGTCTGGTCTCAATCCACATGCTGCTATAGTGGTCCATCGCCTGTCCTGAGATAAATCGATCCCGTATATGAGATCCGACTCAGGAGCAATACGGCTTGTCTCATCGACACCTGCATCCCATGCACCATCCGGGAACGGCTGTGGCAGTATCGTCTCGACCTGCTGACACATACATTCAGATCGGAACTTGTTCTCAGGAAAAGTCTGACGGTTCGACATGAGCGCTCGTTCCGTGAGATTCCCATATCCCAAAGCGGGATTTGCTTGAGCGAGCGCTTCCATGTCGTCCGTTGCGGCTCCGTCCGGTGCGCTCCATTCAAATAATCCAAGCGTAGTTGTGTCTACGTCACCGCCATAATCTTCTGCTTCCGAACCTTGTATCGATGCAATAGCCTGTTCGCGTAATTGCCTCAGGACTATTGAATCGGGATCCCCTGCATTGCTGAAGCATACTATGAGTCCATTCGGCTTTGCGTTGATCGAGGCAGCCGCAGCTGCCCATGTCTCCCAATCACGATGTTCTCTGAGCTCATCGAGCATCACAAGGTCGTTTGAATCGCCTCTGCCCGCTCTTCTGGTAGGTGCTCCGACTTTATACTGTCTGAGGACTGTCAGGATCAGGCGCTTGTTGCCGTTGGTTCTTGCAACTCTGTTGATCTCAGAGGATAATGCCGGTATCGATTCTTGGTCACTTATTACCGCTTCCCATACTTCTTCGGCTTTGTCCAGCGACAGAGACGTGCCGAATATACTGTCAACACACAGCACATTAAGAAAAAACGAGGCTAATACCTCGCTTAAAACTGTCTTACCGCACTGTCTGCTGACCAGTATCAGCACTGTTCTATATCGGAAGTGCCATTCGCTCCCTAACTCGCCGATGATTTCGAGCATATGCATCAGCGCCCACTCTTGCCACGGATACAATGTCTTCCCGAGTACATCCCTTGCATATTCACATGCTGCGTAACCGAGAGACGTCCTCGGAGTCAATTGCTGTCTCGGCGGTGTATAGATCCTTGGCTCTGTACACCCCATCATGCTGTCACCTTAAACTTTGCACGCAGATCCGCAAGCTGAGTGGTTCCTGTGTCATCCTCTGCATTCGTCAATTCTTTATATGTTTTCAGAGCAACCGAAAAATCCTTAACAAGTGCTCTGTATTCCTGGACGAATGGGTTCGCTCTCGTGATCACACGGCCATCGCCCATCTCTGCATCGTATGTCAGCTCAGCTGATTCGAACTCTTCACGCAGGTCTGTCAGTTTTGTTTGCATCGCCAGTATCGCCTCAAGAAGCGTCTCCGGCGTGTCTTTATATGTCTTTGTTGCCATTGGCGCCTCCTAAAAAAGTCATTTTTGCTCGGAGGGAGATCTCAC